TGATGTTAAACCAGCTAGTGCTTGTAACTCTGCATCTAATCTTGCATTTGCTACAGTTCCAGATAACTGAGAAGCATCTATAGTTTTATTTGTTAATGTGTCTGTGGTAGCTCTACCAACAATAGTATCTGTAGTAGCTGGTAGTGTTAGTGTGGTATTACCAGCAAAGTCAGAATGTGCTGGTGCTTTTAAAGCTGCATAATGTGCATTTGAACTTTCACAATACATTCTAAGTTCTGATTGTGCTCCAGTGTTTTTAAGTTCTATAACACCACCATTTACAGTAAGATCGTCACCTATAGATAAGTCTGCACCTAGTGTTGCATTACCACTAGCATCTAAAAATACTGATTTTGACGCAGGTATCGTACAAAATATAGTTTTTGTACCAGCACTAAAGTTAACTGCATTATCACTATTTGAACTACTAATAACTGTTGTTCTAGCTATCGTACTAGAATCACTGCTAAGTGTACCTAAACCAACCTCAAATTCTGCAGATCCTGGTAATGTAATAGCGTAGTATGTTGTATTAGAATTACCAACGCCAGAACCAAAAGTCTCAAATCCAGTAACTGCACCAGCTAGTGTTAGTGTGCCAGTGCCAGTTGTGGTTGTTGTTTCTTTTACTCTATCGTTTAATACTAACGCCATTATTTAAGCTCTATTGTTAAGTTACCTGCATTAATTCTAAATATATCACCACTCGCTATTGCTTTACTAGCATCTAATGCTCCTACAAATAATATATTACCACCACTAGATGCGTCTGCAATAAATACATGAGTAATTGTATTATTAGTTCCACCAGAAGCTGGGAACTCAATATTAGATGCGTTTATTGCTGTTTGTGTATCTGTAGAGTCTGCACCTATAGTTGTCCAACTAGAAGCACCTACTTGTTGTCTTGCGTAATTTGTAAAAGTTGCTTCTGTTACAGATCCAGTTTCTGCTGCACTTACTGCTGTTGCAAGTCCTACATAAATACTGTCTCCAGGCGATGAAAAGCTGAGAGAATTATTTTTAAAAATAAAATGTAATAATCTTCTCTCTAAGTAATTGGTTGCTGCATTTGCTGTTGCCATTTTTTACTCCTATGTTCTCGGTCTCGATGGTAGACCAACTCTATAACCATCTGTATTCTCTCTTGCTTCTCCTAAGTCTTTTGCTCTTTCTAAATACTGCGTATATAAACCATTATAGTTTTGTATTACATCTGGTTCACCTTTCATAAAAGTGTAAGCCTCTACTAGTGAACCATATAATAAAGCAAAAGGAACATTCGTACTCATCCATGTTGTTCCACCATCTGCTCCTGCCGTAATACTAGCAGGTCTATGATAATAATTTAATTGAAACGCATAGTTAGAGTTAGGAGTTGGAGCAACAATAAAATTATCCTCATCAAACCTAGCATAGTATTTTGGCACACCTGTAGTTGTTGATGCAGGTGTATGCTCTCTAATATAATTTACATCTTTTTGTAATAAAAAACTCTCGTTACCAGAAGCTGTTATTTGAAAAGAAAAAGAAGCTAAATAATCTGCTGGTGTTGTTACAAAAGGATCTGCATTAGTAAAAGCAGAGGTTGCGTTTTTTCTAAAAATATCTAAATCTATACTTTTAAATATTTTTTCCTCTGCTGCTTTGATAAAGCTGTTTATATTATTTACAAAAACAGTTTCGCTATTATCTGTATAATCTTGTATAGCTGTTTTTAGTGTTGCAAATGTAAAGCTCATTTATACTTCCAGTGTAACTGCTCCTGCTGTTGCGTTATCTCCACCACCTCTTTGACTGCCAATAGTAGCAGTTCCACTACTTGCTGTAAATGTATAAGTATTATCATCTACTTTTGTAATACTATATCCTGCACTTTGTGTCAATACTGTAGCTGAAAACCCATCGAATCCTAATGCTTTTCTAAAACGAACTGTATCACTTGTAGATCTTCCATGATTAGGTTCTATTACAGTTATAACTGCTGAACCACTTGATCCAGAAGTAAATGGATTTATTCCTAATAAATTTTCTACACTACCGTCACTTCGTGTATCAGGTCTTGCATCCCTTAGAGCTTGTGCATCAATAACTGTTCTATGAGGATCTAATTGTTCGTGTTTTGCCTCATATTCAGAAATATGAACGATAGATCCATTCCATTCTTTTATTCTTTCTTTATATGGAAACCTCATACCACTTCTATCTGATATAAAAAAGGCATGTTTTCCACTTGAATAAGCCATTAAATATACCTCTCATAAGGTAATAATTTTAAACTTGTTCTATCTCTATCTTCAGTTGCTGCTCTATCAAACTCTTCATCGTATATCGCTTTTAATATTTGTATTCTATCTGGAGCTTTTTTTATAGCTAAATAATAAGCTAATCCTGCAGCAAGGCAAGGATAGAATCTAAAAGGAACATCTACTGTGTTACTAGCAGAATCAGCATCTTCTATTCTAGTTAACCTGTCAACAACTAAAGTATATGTTGCATTAGGAGTAGGAAAAACACGAAATTTAGGTGTTATTTGTCTATCAACATAATATTGTGTAGGCTTTCCTTGAGATAGTTTACTCGATAAATTTAAATATGTATCACGACCAATTCTATTTACCGTTACATCTAATTGATTAGAAGACCCTGCGTTTTCTCTAATAACTGCAGATAATATATCTATTGTATCTGCATCAAGTGTATATTCAGTAGTGCCTTGAGATAGTGTGATAGAAGTTTGGGTAATAGTCCAACGATTTAATCCTCTGTTCGCCCAATCTGCAAACATAAGATTTAGAGATCGTTTTGCTGTTCTAAGATCATATCCTGTTCGTATTTCTAAGCCACAACGCTCAAAAGCCTCTTCGATATAATCATCTACAGCAAGTTCGAAATCTGTTGAACCAGAAGTAGCCATTACTTATCTTCCTTATATTCCATATAGCCACCCATCATACGCTTTTCTATTTCTTCATCCATAAAACCACCTTTTGCCATTTCTGTAACATCCATTAGTTTTCCAGGATTCAAAGGTGTTATTAAAGCTGGATCTGGAACCATTCTTCTCGGAGGACCACTCGGATTACCACCAGATAAACCCCCTCTCATCATACCTTTTACACCTTGTTCTTTTTTTACTCTATTGATGGCACCCATAAGTCCACCACCTTTTTTACCTTTAACAACTGGATTAGCCTGTGGGTTATTTTTATTCATGCTTTTCTCCTTTTCCTTCTTAATGGTTTTACGTTTCTTGGTTTACCTTTACTTGGTTGTCCTAATGCTACCTTTTGTCTTATCCTACTCTTTTTTTCTGCAGATGTCATCTCTTTTGTTGTTTTTGGTGTTTTAGAAGAAATACGTTTACTTGGTCTACAATAAGGAGTTCCTCTCTTTTCTCCTTTTTTTCTACCACATTTTTTACCAGTTCTAACATCTTTCCAGTCCTCTTTGAACCATCTTTTTAATGCTAAACCTGCTTTTGTTTTTCTTACTGCCATTATGAACGCTTTGTTTCTTTTCTTCTTCCTGCTAATACGATACCACAACCTCTTGCGATATTTTTATTTTTTGCTGGTCTTTTAGCTCCCATATACATTCCTGTACTTGCTTTTCGTACACTAGACTTTTTCTTCTTTTTACCACCTGTGCCGTAATTTGCAGCACCAACTTTTCTACATTTAGCTATTGCTCCTGAAGCATATGCTGAAGGAAAAACTTTATATCTAGCTTTAACTTTATGATAACAAGCGTCTTTTGGCATTATCTACTCCTTTGTTTATGACATCTACATGTCCATCTTTTTCTGCCACAGTATAAACAATATTTAACTGGACTTCCTTTTATTACTTCTCCTTTTCTTAGAGGCACAATGTGCTCTTTCAGAAAATCCTCTAGGTCGTGAGCAATCGATCTTCCTCTTCCTCTTGGCACTCCACTTCCTTTTTCCAGGGGCTTTAGTCACTTGTTTTGACATTTGTGACCTACCCATAACCATTAAATTAGTTGCTCCAATCCACTAGCGACAATAATTAAAGATACAATCATCCATAACCTATTGTCGAGTTTATTTAATTTATTGTTAATCCCATCGAATCTTGCATTGCAAACTTCTTCATGTTTTTCTAACATTTTTAGTAGTTCTTTGCTTGTCATCTAACACTTCCATCTTCTTCTAGTTGCACAAATTCTTTTTTTAGGAGTTTTTGCACAATTAATATTATGCTTTTTAGCTTGTCCAGCAGATCTAGCACAAAAAGACTTTCTCCTCTTTGCTGCTTTACTTCCAGCCTTAACTTTACCTGTTACTGCAGTTTTAAGTTTACTTCCTGGATTTTCT